TTGTGCGTGCCCCTAATTTTGAAGCTAAAATGTTTGCAGGTGCACAACTCCTAGCTGGTCTAGGTGTTGTCTCTGCGGCATTGAACTTTCAACGACTCATGTCTTCACTCGGCGATTTGGTATCTTACCTAACCGCGCCAAACGTCCGAGCCCATGGAGGTGATGAGTTGGAAGAGAGTGTGTGGTACACTTGTATCATGCTTCTTTGCCATACTTTTAGCCTCAAGCCCCCCGAAAACGTCAGGTTGGATCATCATCGAAAAGAGAAGGTGCAAACCTATCTCGGCTCGATGAACACAATGTTAAGTTGTGTCCAAGGGGTTATGAAGATAGCGTCGATGGCTTTCCAAGCCATTTACGCAACCGTTCTTCAAAAACCCCATCCTGACGAATTCAAACCAATCGTTGACCTTCTTGACACGTGGTTGAAAGAGTACCACAGCATGATGGAAAACGTCCAAACATCAAAAATCGGATATGACACGGTCTGGAACCGTAAAATCCGAGATTTGTATTTGGGTGGTGGCAAGTTGAGCGAAATGCTTTTCCGAGCACGAGCTCCTACCACCATATCCGCACCTTTTGCGGCAGCATATCAAACCTTGCATTTGTTCATGCAGCGCATGAACAATTTCGAGGCGTACCTACGTGAACGACCCGTGCCAGTGACCATTCAAGCTTTTGGCCCTCCAGGCCATGGCAAGACTACACTGTTGCGGATTGTTCTCGCAAAACTCATAGGCCTGATGAAGGCCAATGGGTTTATTGCCCCTACGATTCCACTCCCAGAAGCATTGTACCAGCGGCCGAATTCGGATGGGTTTTGGGATGGCTACTATGGCCAACCCACAATCCTTCTAGATGATGCCAATCAAAATGCTTCTCAGGAAGCGCGTACTAATTTGTGTGAAACTTTCGTGAAGATCGTCAACAGCGTGCGCTATCCTCTTGATATGGCAGCCCTTGATCAAAAAGGGGTTGTCTTCATGATAGCCATGTTTGTCGCGATCTCATCCAACACGGAAGACCTCACGCATTACGCGCAGCTTGCTGACAAAAATGCAGTGCATCGTCGTCGTGACTTTGTAGTGCATGTCAGCAATCTCAACTGGGATAACACAACAGGACACGTCAAAGGCACAAACATCAACGATCTGTCGCAATACAGATTGGAGATGCGCCCTTGGCGTCCAAATCCTCGTGTACCAGTTGGTCATCCCGACGGTCAAGGTGAAATTGTCACAGTCGATGAGCTGGTCTCACGAATGTGGAAATTGTTCCTTGAACGTCAAACTGAAATGTCTGGGCAAATCGATGAGCTAGAGCAGTTTTCTGCTCATGCTACTGAAGATTTGTGGAAACATCAGCAAGGGGTTCTTGAACCCCTTGCTGCCCACATGCCCAGGCCATTTCATGAACGTCGTGTCGTCCACGTTCCTAACCCAAGTGACGATCCCCCCCCCCAACAAACGGTGTGGAACACCTCTTTTGCCACATTGGCAAAAACCTGGTGGTCCAACTCAGCAACTGAGGATGAAGTTCTTGAAACTATCATACCAGAAGTTGAAGTCGGTATCCGTACTGGTACCGCCCATAAATTCAGTACAGCCCCTGGAAGTGGCGTCTCAAAAACGTTTCCTTCCGACACAAGTTGGCATATTGGGGGTGTCGATCGGTCTGGTGGTGTTCAAAGAACCACTGGTCATGTCGAGTCCCAACACGTACATTCATATGAGCAGACCAATTATCATTATCAGTTTGTTCGTGTGTGTTGGTATTCCAAGATCCTACCCCCAAATGATGTGCCATTCATCGGAAGCTATGTGGATGCGACGCTCGCTTTGTGTCTTGAAGGTGTGGTCAACGCTGCTACAGCGTTGTCCTCCCTTTACGATTACTGTCGATCGACCGCACTCCTTGCCTCTTATGCAATGGCTGCCCAACTTGAGGAGCTTGGCATACTGTTTTCTGAAGTCAAAGACTATCTCAACGAGAATCCAGCATTGAAATATATGCTACTCGCTGTGACGTCTATTGCCTTTGTCGCGTTAGCGACCACCATGTTTAACAGTTTTGTCAGGACTCCCCAAGTTCCAACTCCCCTCCCCCCCACTCCAGAGCCAAGTCCAAACCTCACGGCTCAAGTGGTTCATTCCGCTTCTCATGAGGTTCCAAAAGGCGTGAGGACAGTGATTAGAACGACGGAAGCCGCTCGACCAACAGCCCAAAACGCCCCCAAG